AGCCGACCGTGCAAGTGCTCGTCAGATGCAGATGACCACAGGTAGCTTTATACCCCCTGCGTTGTCCGTTATGATTGTGTTGGCTTGGGCGGCAGTGCAGTTCTTCCTCTTGACCCATGTGATTGAGCCGACTATGCGGGAGTTGATTGCCCGTGTACTAGGTACGCTGGACGGTGCATTGATGCTTGTCTTATCGTTCTATTTTGGTTCATCTTCAGGCTCACAAGCCAAAGATACTATGCTCCATCAATCGAGTCCAACAAAATGACCATACTCACCAAAAACTTCACTCTTGAAGAGCTTACACATACCGATCACAGGGAGTTTTCAAATGAACCTAACGAATCTGAAAGAGCAAATCTTGTCCGTCTTGCAGTCTTTTTGGAGCAAGTTAAAGAGCTATTGGGCGGCAAGCCAATTATGGTTAACTCAGCGTTTCGGTCAAAAGCCGTGAATGATGCAGTCGGATCGAAAGACTCGTCTCAGCATAGGGTTGGCTGTGCGGCTGACCTGCGTGTACCCGGAATGACACCAAACGAAGTAGTCCAAGCTATCATTGCCAGTGACTTAGGGTTCGATCAAGTCATTCGTGAGTTCGACCGCTGGACGCATATTTCAGTGCCAAACCACCCAGACGATAAACCTAGACGGCAAGCGCTTATCATTGATAAAATGGGCACAAGAACATACGTTTAAACCATGACTATCAAAAAGCTATTACTTAAAGCCGGGGTTAACCGAGAAAATACTCGATATACCAATGAGGGCGGCTGGTATGAATCCGAAAAAGTTCGGTTTCGTCAAGGTACGCCTGAGAAGATTGGTGGCTGGATAAGAATTTCAACTGGTTTTTTTCAAGGTGTATGCAGATCACTCTGGAATTGGGTAACTTTAGCCAATCAAAACTTGCTTGGGGTTGGTACAAACTTAAAGTTTTACATTGAGCAAGGCGGGGCTTACTACGATGTAACTCCAATCAGGGTAACGGTTGTCTTAAACAACCCGTTTACTGCCGTTACTATAAGCCCTTTTAGTTCTACCATTACGGTCACAGCGGCAGCTCATGGCGCAACGACCAATGACTTTGTTACCTTTAGCGGGGCGGCATCTTTGGGTGGAAATATTACTGCGGCGGTGCTTAATCAAGAATATCAAATATCAGTAATTGATTTAAATTCTTACAGCTTTACAGCAAGAAATACTTCTGGAGTTACAGTAACTTCAAATGCGTCAGATACGGGGCACGGTGGCGCAACGGTATCAGCGCAGTATCAGATCAATACTGGCCCAGAAACTCAAGTCCCATTGGTGGGATGGGGTTCAGGCAAATGGGGTTATGGAACATGGGGCGCAGGAGAATCAGCTTCTGTATCTTTAAGAATATGGACTCAAAGCAACTTTGGAGAAGACCTTGTATTTGCCCCAAGAGGCGGAGCAATTTATTATTGGATTGCAGCAAGTGGAGCAACAACCAGAGGAGTTTTGGTGTCTAGTTTAGCTGGTGCTTCAGACGTTCCAACTATACAAAACTTGATTTATGTATCTGATACAAGCAGGTTTGTGTTTGCTTTTGGAGCCAATGATTATGGCTCTGCCGTGCAAGATCCAATGCTTGTGCGTTGGTCTGACCAAGAGTCTGTTACGCAATGGACTCCAGCCGCTACCAATCAAGCGGGTAGCGTTAGATTGTCTCACGGCTCTAAAATCGTTACTGCCATTCAAACCCGTCAAGAGATTGTTGTTTTAACTGATGCGTCTGTTTATTCTTTTCAATATGTTGGGCCGCCAGCAGTTTGGCAAACTCAGTTACTGGGGGATAACATATCTATTATTGGCCCAAATGCTATAGCGCAGGCTGGCGGTATTGTGTACTGGATGGGCGTGGATAAGTTCTATTTTTACGATGGTCGTGTACAAACACTTAACTGTGACCTACGTAAATTTGTTTACCAAGACATCAATCTCACGCAGAATGAACAATGTTTTGCCAGCACCAACGAGGGCTTTAATGAAGTGTGGTTCTTCTATTGTTCAACCAATAGTATAAAAATTGACAGATACGTGGTGTATAACTACATTGAAAAGAACCCTGCTGGTGGGGTCGGTATATGGTATTACGGCACATTGGGTAGGACTGCTTGGCTTGATTCTGGGCTTAGAAACTACCCGCTTGCAGCTACCTACACCTATAACATTGTTAATCAAGAGTATGGCAATGATGACGTGGAGACAGGTACATCTGCTGCAATTACTTCGTACATCTCTTCATGTGAATTTGACATTGATGACGGGGATAAGTTTGGGTTTATGTGGAGGGTATTGCCTGACTTAACGTTCTCAGGCTCTGAAGGCTCAACAACCCCACAAGTTACCTTTACTTTCTACCCCATGCAGAATTCAGGATCAGGTACAGGCACAGGAGTAGCTCAATCTGTAAGTGAAATAACCGCAGCCTCTTATACAGTCACACCAGAATTTACTGGGCAGATCAATACTAGGGTTAGGGGCAGACAGTTAATTATGAAAGTTGGTTCAACCAATCTTGGTACGGCTTGGCAGCTTGGCGCTCCACGTATTGATATTCGCCCTGATGGGAGACGTTGATGGCTATTCCTTCAAATGTTGTTGCCCCAAACTTACCGTTGCCTCCAGACGAGTATCAAAGGCTTGCCCAGCAAACATTAACAAATGTGTTGCGTTTGTACTTTAATCAATTGGATACTTTTGATTCTATTGCAGTAGAACAAATGAACACAAATCAAACTTTAACTTGGTTTGCATTATGAATTACCAAAATGTAACCCCCATAAAAATAGCATCAGCCGCAGTTACAGCTACTTATGCTACTGTGTATACAACCCCGTTGTTGACCAGAACTTATTTGAAGAACATCAATGTTTGTAACACAACGGCTGGCGCTTTAACTATTTTTATTTCTATAGTTCCAACATTGGGAACGGCTGGCACAGCCAACGCCTTGTATTATGGATACACAATTGCTGCTAATTCTATATTGTCTTGGAATGGAGTTCAGATTATGAATCCGGGAGATACGCTTCAAGTTAAATCAACTACAACTGGTCTGACCATTATTGCTAGTGGTGGAGAGGCGGTATAAATGGCAACAGTAAATATTGGTGGTAAAGAATACCCCGCAGGAACCATAGTAAATCCAAGTACGGGTCATATCATGCAACCCACTGGAAACTTGGATGATAACCAACAACCAGAATATTTAGACCTTACGGGGTCTGAATACAATAAAACTCACCCCGGATCTGGTGGTGTATTCGGTGGATTTGTAGATTCGGTTAAGGGTTTACCTCAAGGTTTACAAGGTTTATCCCCAATTCTTGCACCAGCAGCAATGTTAATTCCCGGGTTAGCACCAGTCTTAGCTGGTTTAAACGCTGCGGGTTCTTTGGCTAATGGTAAAGTAAACGCAAATACAGTTCTTAGTGCGTTAACTGCCGCTGGTGGTATGGGTAATACTTTTGGATTCAGTCCAGAAACTTTATCTAATATAAACACAGCAAAAAATGTAGCAGGTGGTGTAAACGCTTTGCAAACGGGGAACCTAGCTGGTTTGGCTAGTAGTTTAAACAACTTTGTAGAGGTTCTTCCATCTGGCTCTGTAGAGGCTACAAAAGTTTTAAACGGTATAGCATCATTGAAGAAAGGTGATACCGCAGGAGCCTTAAGTGCTTTGGCAAGCTTAACTGGAAGTCCAGATGTTGGTATAGCTTCTCAAGCTACAAATTTAATTAAATCAATACTGCCACAGTCTCCTAAACAACCTGCACAGCCAACTTTAGGTTTTGGACAGACCGCAAAACAACCTGATCAGCCAACGGTGGGGTTTGGTCAAACCGCACCTACCGCTTCCAATAATGGGGTAGCTAGTTTACAATCAGGACAGACTTTAGTACATCCTTTAATGGCTAAAACTAAAACATTAAAGAGTATTTTTGGGGAAGAAAATCCTTATGAGGGAGCTAATCCTTATGAAGGCGAGCAAATGTATACAGGTGGATCAGTGGGTCTGCCATCTCTTTTAAGGAGTTAATTATGCCTGATGACTATTTAATGCCAGACAATAGCGGAGAAGGTAGCGCAGACCAAGCTAATTATTTACAAAATGCAATAAACACATCTCTTCCGCTAAGTGGGTATGTGCCAAAACCAACTGTTTCTACAAACAATGAATTTGGGTTTGATAATAATCCTACAGGAGTCATTGGAACTAATACTCCAGCAGAAACTGCGGCAGCTAAAGCTAGTTATAACGCAGCAAATTCAACTAATTTTCAAGACGCTCTTAAAAACATTACTGGGTTTATTCAACAAAACAAAGGTATTTTGTCTGCTGGTGCTTTGGCATCTGCTTTATCTGGCGGTGGCGGTGGAGGAGGAGGTCAATCTGCCATAGGCATTCCTAGCCTTGTAGCCAATAGGATGCAAGTCCCCGGGACAACTGATCCTTATAGAGTACCCGGAAGCTCTGGAAGGCAATATTTTACAGACACAGTCTATTCTGATCCTAGCCAACAAACCACAGCCCAAGGATTGATCCAAGCTCAAGCTCAGGCTATTGCGGCTAACCAACCCAATGCCCCGATACCTAGATTTGCCATGCCGTATAACGATATGGGAAAAGGTATAAGCTCTATTCCTACAACCGCAGATTTGGCTTCCCAATTACAAAATGCATACAGTGCAAACAATATTGGTGCGGTAAACAATATATTGGCAAAAAACAATCTTGATGCTACGGCATTACAAAAGTTAATTCCAACCATCACTCCCGGTGATTTGACCATGCTTGCAAGTAAGGGTGTAAACATACCTACTTTGCCTGTAACACCTGCTGTAATTCCTGCTGTAACACCTGTTGTTCCGCCTTCAAAAACACCCATTACACCTGTATCACCTGTTGTTCCGGCTACAGTTGCAACTGCTCCAGTTTCAGACCAATTAACTAAAGCTTGGGCGGGCGGTACAAAACCTGACGTGGCAACCATTAACAAGTTAATTACAGAAAATAAACTTGATGTAACTGGATTGCAAAAAATGTTTCCCTCAATTGTTGCGGGTGACTTGCAAGCTCTTACCACTGCGGGTGTAAACATACCCGGGTACACGCCTCCAGCAACTGGGGTGGCAAGTTTACCTGCCGCCACAACTGCCACAACCCCTGCCGCCTCAGCAGGATATACACCTTACACACAGCAAGAAATACAACAGTATTTTTCTAACCCAGCAAACGCAGGTGTAAACGTAGATTATGTTACAAAGCAGTTTCATGCTGATCCCGCCGCAGTGATGGCGGCTATTCAAGCTATGGCTCCAGCACCTAACAATGCTATGGCACAAGCAGCTCAAGCATACAATCCTTCCGCTCCTGCTCCTGTTGCTCCTGCCGCTCCAGCGTCTAATCCAATAGCAAGCACAATTCAATCCATGCAAGCAACTGGAGCAGATAACGTTTCTATTGCTTCTGCACTGATGAATCAAGGGTATACCCCAGCTCAAGTGATTTCTGTTACGGGAGCTGATACTGCACCTATTGTTCAACAAGCTTTTCAGCAGGCATACAGCATGAATTATGATAATGCCGGAGGAGCCAAAGCTGGAGGTTTAATGGGCTATGCCGCTGGTGGGGAATCTAAACAGCCTCGCTATCTTTCTGGTGACACAGATGGCATGGCAGATGAAATTAACACAACCATTGATGACAGAGAACGTGCAAAACTAAGTCATGGTGAGTTTGTTATTCCTGCTGACGTTGTCTCCCATATGGGTAATGGCAACTCTGATGCTGGGGCAAAGAAACTCTATGACATGATGGCTAAGATTAGGAAAGCCAGAACAGGTAATCCTAAACAAGGCAAACAAATTAATCCCGACAAGTTCACTGGCGGTATTGCTGGTTATGCAATGGGTGGAAATGTCAAGAGATATTCAGGAGCAAGCCCAGATGGTAGCACTGTATCTTCAGGAACTACGCCCGGCATAGCAGGATTGACCAACACAGGCGGTCAAAGATCAGATACATTGTCTTCTTATGTGGCTCCTTATGTAACTCAAATGTTGGGGCAGGGTCAAGCTTTGGCTAATGCTCCCATGCAAACCTATCAAGGGCCATTAACTGCGGGGCAATCTGCGTTACAAAATCAACAGTTCGCAGGCTTATCTCAAATGGCGCAGACTGGTTATAACCCTATGGACTATCAATCTCAGGATTTTAATCAAGAGCAAGCCCAGAAGTACATGAATCCCTACTTAAGTGCTTCATTGGCTCCTCAACTGTCTGAGCTACAAAGACAAGCGCAGATCAATAACGCTATGGATGCATCTAAACTAACAGGCGCAGGAGCCTATGGAGGAGGTCGCCAAGCTGTGTTGATGGGTGAACAGAACCGTAATTTATTAGACAAGAGCAATCAATTGATTGGTTCTGGTTACAACACAGCCTATAGCAATGCCATGTCTCAGTTCAATGCTGATCAAGCAAGGCAAGCCGCAGCTCAACAGAACACCGAGGCTTCTCGTCAGTTCAGTGCCAACCAAGGCATCAAGACTCTCGATATGTTGGGTGCGGCAGGTGCGGCTCAACGTGATATTGCACAACAGGGTATCTCTGCTGATCAAGCTCAATTCCAACAACAACAGTTGTATCCATATCAACAGTTAGCATTCCAACAGAGTTTGTTGGGAGGATTGCCCATATCCACCGCAGTGACTACTCCTAATGCAATGTCTGACACTGGGAATATATTGGCTGCGTTGGGTGTTGTAAGCAACCCAGACATAGCCGCCAAGTTAAAACAATTGGGCATAGGTTAAGGAATAAATATGTATCAAGATCCAAGAAAAGACATTGGGGAGATGACCCACGGATTAAAATCTTTGGCTTCCCATATCACAACGCCAGAACAAAAAACAGCTTTTGAGGCTTATCTTCATAAGCTGTCCAATGATCCTAGCGTTCCACAGGATATGAAATTTATCCCACTTGGATTCTTGGATAGTTTACAATCAGCTCCACCTGTGTCACCTCCTCAAGGCACAGTGAAAGATAAGATTGAAGGTCAATTGATGGCTCAAAATACTAATCCAGTTGGTATAGCGGCGAACATGCCGCAGATGCAGCCACGTGGGCCACAGCCTCAACAACCTCAACAACAACCTCCTCAAGCTTTATATGAGGGCGGTGTAGCCCAATTACCCGTATCTAATTCAATGTACAACTTTAGAGAAGGTGGCATTATTGGGTATGCAGGAGGCGGTATGACCGCCGAGGGAATGATTAAAGAAGCTTTTGATCAATACAAAGCATACAAACCAGAAGCCCCGGTAGACTTTGATGTGTTTAAACAGCAATACATAGCAGCCCACCCGGAAGCTACAGCCTTAGCTAAACCCGTTGGTGAGTCTTTTGGTAAGTATTTAGAAGAACAAGCCAATAGAGATAAAGCAGAACATGAGAGACAAACTGGCGAAATGAGCCAAAGAAACAAAGACTTAGGTTTTTCTAATGCTTTGATTGCTGCTTCTCAACAAACCCGTGGTACAAAAGGAATAGGGAGTTTAGGGCCAGCTTTGGCAGGATTTGGTACATCCGTGAATGCATCCACCGCAGCAGAAGACGAGCGTTTAAACGCATTGAACGTTAAGAGGCGTGAGCAAGACATGATGATTGCCAAGTACAGAAATGAACTTGAAACCGCACAAAGAGCGGCGGACGAAGGCAATATGACCAAGTCTCTTGAGTCAAGAAACAAAGCTATTCAGTTAGCAAATGAAGCCAAGAAGATGGGTATTGACCTCGCCATGCATCTTGCTACGCCATTGGCTCAATTGGAATCTTCAAGGATCATGGCAGCTAAACAACATGCCACACCTGAGAGCATTCAACTTGCTGATCGCTTGATGAAAGAAAGCGGTGGCAAATTAACGTTTGATAAAGCCCTTGAAAGAGTTAAAGAGCTTAATGCTACAGGTCAATTGGGTTCTGCTCAAGAGCGTTTACAAGAGAACTATGCAAAATCAAGACAAGCTATTGTTTCGTCTTATAGAATGTTGCAAGGCGATCCAAAAATGCAGGCTAAAATGGAAAAAGAATTAAGGGATCTTGATGCTCAATATAGGGCTTTTGGTTTAACAGGAGCGCCTACCGAAACTCCTGTTCCAACTGCAACTCCCGGTTTGTTGCCTCCTCCCACTGGTAAATTTGGCGTAGCAACTGAAGTAAAACCTTAAAATGCCTCTTTATAAAATATCCGCACCTAATGGTAAGACGTACCAAATAGAAGGGCCGGATGGCGCTTCTCAAAAAGAAATCGAACAAGAGGTGATGCGCCAGCATCCTATGGCGGCTTATACAACTCAAGAGCTGGAGAATGCTCCAAGGGTCAAAGGCACAACAGGTGATATAGCCAGAGAGACTGGTCAGGCTGGTTTAGGTGGCATTCAATCTTTAACAGATCTTTTTGGTGTAAACAACTTTGCATCTAAGTATTTACAAGAG